GGCGACGCTCGCCCCGACCTGGTCAACGATCAACGAGCTCGTCCGGAAGGAGCTCGTCGGCCTGGCCCTGGGCGAGGGCGCATACATCGCCGGCGTCCTGGCGGAGGCCCTTCCGGTCGTCTTCGGGCCGAAGGTCCCGCCGCCGAAGACCCTCCGCGGGATCGTCTTCGCCCGGCCCTTCCAGAACCGGATCCTCCGCGACTGGCTCTCGACCTTCCAGATCGGCGACCGCCGGCGCATGATGGACGAGATCCGGACCGGGCTCCTCTTCGACGAGACGCCGACCCAGATCGGCCGGCGGATCTTCGGGACTCGAGCCCTCGGCGGGACCGACGGCGTCCGCCAGATCACCCGGCGCGGAGCCCAGACACTCGCGCAAACGGCGACGAGCGCCATCTCGAACGCGGTCCGCCAGGCCGTCTACAAGGCGAACCGGAAGGTCATCCCGAAGGAGCAATACGTCGCGACCCTGGACTCCAGGACGACCCCGATCTGTCAGTCCCTCGACGGCCAGGTCTTCCCGACCGGCCAGGGCGCGATCCCGCCCGTCCACATGAACTGCCGGTCGATCCGCGTCCCGGTCGTCGACGGCCGAGCCCTGGGGAACCGACCCGCCTCGGCGAACTTCAAGGGCCGGCTCGGGAAGCTCCGCGGCCCAGCCAGGCGGCGGGAAGTGGCGAAGCTCATCGGCCGCGTCCCAGGGGACACGACCTACCAGCAATTCCTCACGAACTCCGACGCCGCGTTCCAGAACAACGTCCTCGGCCCGACCCGCGCCCGGCTCTTCCGGGCCGGCGAGTTCGACGTCCAGGGCTTCGTCGACAACTCCGGCCAGCGACTCACCCTTCGCCAGCTCTACGACATCAAGCCCTCGGCGTTCCAGTCCCTCGGGATCCCCGCGCCGGCTCCGTGATTATTGTCAAATAGCGCCGCCGGGCGTACTATCCGACCGAACCCGTGAGAGGTAGGTCATGACACTCGAAGCAACGCTCGACGATAAGGCGAAGATCCCCGAGGGATTCGGCGATCACTACAAGGAAGTCGACGGGAAGTTCGTCCTCCAGGTCGGAGGCATGAAGACCCAGGACGACTTCGACAACTACGCCGAGGCATTGAAGAAGCGATACGCCGACGCCGCCGCCGACGTGAGTCGGAAGACGGGCGCGGGCGTGACGCGCGACGAGCTCATGGCAACGGTCGAGGAAGCTCTCAAGAAGGCCGGCGTGTCGACGGGCAAGCCGAACGGAAAGGGAGACGACAAGGACCAGGGCGGAGACGTGTCCGCGCGGCTTCATGACCTGGAGCGGAACCTTGCCAGCCTCACCGAGAAGAACGAACAACTCCAGAAGGAGCGCGACGACGCCCTGGGAACCAGTCGCTCGACAACAATCACAAACGCGCTCACCCAGGCCGCGACGAAGGCCGGCGCGACGCCGGACGGCGTCGGGAATCTCGTCCAGCTCATCGAGGACAAGTTCGAGGTCTCCCAGGCGGGCGACGTAGTCACGAAGCTCGAGGCCGGGAAAGGCGTGACGCCGAACCAGGCCCCGGAGGACTACTTCGCAAGCCTGGCCCGTGTTCCCGAGTTCCGGATGTTCTGGCCGAAGTCGGCCGGCGCTGGAGCGGACGCGGGAAGCGGAGGCGGAGGCTCGGGAGATCTGAGCGCCGCGAACCCCTGGTCGAAGGCCGGCTGGAACGTGACGAACCAGTCGAAGCAATACGCCGCCGACAAGCCCGAAGCCGAGCGCCTCATGAAGGCCGCCGGCGTGAAACTGGGCGCGACGTCTCCCGTGAGGTAGACTCGAGCCCGACAACCAGACCGCGCGCCGTGAGGGCTCCGGATCCATAACTTGAAGGAGTAGACCCTCATGGCAGAAGTAAGAGTCGCGGACGTAGTCGTCCCGGAGATCTTCGCCCCCTACGTTAGGACCCTCACAGAACAGAAGACCGCCTTGATCGACTCCGGCGTCGTCGTTCGTGATCCGGCCCTTGACGGCTTCCTGGCCGGCGGCGGGACAACTTTCAACGCGCCCTCATGGCGTGACAACGATGACGACTCGAACATCCTCGCGGATCGAGTCGCCAGTGATAACCCGGCGACGATCGCGGTCCCGGCGAAGATCCAGTCGAACCAGGAGATCGCGACCAGATTGTCGCGGAACCAGTCCTGGCAGACGATGGACCTCGCGGCCGCCCTTGCCGGCGACGATCCCTCGAACGCGATCGCGGCGAACGTCGCGGCCTATTGGCGGCGACGCCTCCAGGCGGTCTTCGTGGCAACCTGGACCGGCATCTTCGCCGACAACGCCCAGGTCACGCCGAACGATGACCCGCGCGCCGGCATCACCAACAACGCCGCCCAGGACGACCTCACGGTCGACATCTCGGGCGCGTTCACGGCGGGCGTCACGGACTTCTCGGCCGAGGCGTTCATCGACGCCATCACCACGGCGGGAGACTCCCAGGACGACTTCGTCGCGGTCATGATGCACTCGATCGTTTACTCGAAGGCCCAGAAGAACAACCTCATCGACTTCGTCCCGGACGCCGTCAACACGAACGCCGCCGCGGTTCCGACCTTCCTCGGCCGGCGCGTCATCGTTGACGACACAATGCCGAACGCCGCGGGCGTCTTCGACACCTGGATCTTCGGACCGATGGCCTCACGCTGGGGCGTCGGGAACCCGAAAGTCCCGGCCGAGATCGAACGCTACCCCGGCCAGGGCAACGGCGCGGGCGGCGAGGAGCTCTTCTCGAGGATCGAGTGGTCCATGCACCCAGTCGGCCATCGTTGGCTCGCTGGATCCGTCGCGAACCCGGACGGCGGCCCGACGAACGCGGAAGCGGCCGACGGCGTCAACAACTGGGCGCGGACGTTCCCCGAGCGGAAACAAATCAAGGCCGCGCGACTGGTGACGACTGAGTTCTAAGTCGACCAGAACGTGTCGGAGGCCCGCCGCTCCCCCAGGGCGGGCTCCCTTTCAACCAGGAGACCCGACCCATGTCCGAGAAAACCGAAGAGCAAGAACTCGAGGAAGCCCTCGAGGTAGAAGCAACCCCGGCCGAGACGCCGGCGGACGACGCCGCGACCGATCCCCAGGATCCGCCAGCCGTCGACCCCGAGCCAGATCCTCCCGCGGAGGAGCCTCCGGTAGAAGCCGCGGCTCCGCCGAAGCGGAAGCCGAGGACCCAGGCCCAGAAGGACAAGCGGAAGGCCGACGCCGCCAGGCGGAAGCAAGCGATCGCCGACGCGCCCAGGCCTCCGGATCCGAGCAAGGAAGACGCCGCCGAACAGAAGCGGAAGTCCGAGATCCGCGCGAAGATGGCCGACACCCAGGCCGAGATCGACGACCTCGAGGCCGGAGTCGAAGAGAAGAAGGACGAGCTCCGGAGTCTCTCCGCCGAGCTCTACCCTCACCTCGAGGCCTCCGATCACCACACCGTCGCCGTCAAGGGCTACATCGCCAGCCAGAAGGAGGTCCGCGCGACCAGGGCCTCGAGCCCCGAGGCGCTCAAGCGGATGCTCGCCCAGGCCGGCAAGGCCCCGATCGACGCCGCGATGGCGCGCAAGAACGGCCGAGGAACGGCTCGCCCTACTGGCCCCGGAGTGACTTCGGAACCCGCCGCCGCGTCGGAGTAGGCCGTGAGCCTCCCGGCGGGACCGGCCGCCCAGTCGAAGCTCGCCTTCTATCGGCGGGAGCGTCGCCGGATTAAACAGAACGAGAGCGCGTTCATCACCGCCGGGCTCGAGCCTTCGCCCTGGCGGATCCTCGACATCGCCGTCAACGTCGGCGGGGCCGGCTACAACGTCGGCGACGAGTTCCTCATCTCTGGCGGGACCTTCTCCGTCCAGGGCCGCGGCTACGTCGTCGCGGAAGTCGGGAACGTCGTCACCGAGGTCGCGGTCCAGATCGCGGGAGCCTACACGGTCACGCCTGGCGTCGGAGCGGCAACGGTCGCCCAGACGGGAGGCGGCGACGACGCCCTCACGGTCGACGTCACGCTCTCCGCCCTTCACGACTTCGGAACGATCGCCCAGGACGCCGGGAGCTTGTCGAACTTGACCCTCCCAGCGAACGCCCGGTTCGCGATCTCTCACTCGGTCGGCCTCTCGCCCCAGGACGTGAGCCTCTCGGAGTTCGGTCCGCCCGAGCTCGGCCATGACAACGCCGAGACAACGGGAGCGGACGGGATCCAGGAGATCCGCCACTACTACGAGAAGAACGAGGTCCTCCACATCTTCCGACGAGTCGGGAGCTCGGCCGGCGTCTTGTCGGTCTACTTCCTGGGACCGCACAACAAGCGGCTCCTCATCGGGACGGCGACCTTCTCATGACCGGAGCCGTCGAAGCCCAGGCAAGCCAGACCCAGTTCTCGGGAGTCCACGCGGCGCTCACGGGCCTCGCGGCGGACGATCATCTTCAATACGCGCTCCTCGCGGGCCGAGCCCTGGGCCAGACCCTCAACGGAGGAACGGCCGCCGGCGAGACGCTCGAGCTCCGAGGATCCGCTCACGCGGACACCGGACGGATCACCGCCGGCTCGGGGATCGACTCGAGCTTCGACTGGTCGACCCAGTCGGGCGCGGCGATGCTTCGCTGGGCGGCGACGATCCCAGCCTCCGGCGGGATCATCACGGCCGGGATCGACATCGTCAACACGATCACGGTCACGGGCTCGACGTTCATCCTCTCGGCGCTCGACGACCACTCGACCCTCAACTGGGCGGTCGCGCCAGGCTTCGCGGTCACGACGCTCTTCTTCGCGCGGCCGACCTACCGGGGCCTCAACGCGGGGATCGCGCCGGCCCAGTGTTTCCTCTACGCCGCCCAGGCGGCCTACGACATCCAGGGCGCGGGGAACATCACGGTCACGAACTACCGGGGCTTCTCGTTCGCGCCGATCCTCCGAGTCCGCAACGCCGGCGACGACCTCTCGATCAACAACGTCAACGGCCTCACGGTCGGCCCCTTGTGGAACACGAACAACGCGACCGCGGTCGCCGACTTCGGAACGATCCGGGGCGTCCATATGCTCAACCCGGCGGCGGTCCTCTTCGGCCAGTCGCTCGGGACGGAGACGTGCGCGAACTACATCGGGCTCGACGTGAACTCGATCACGCTCGCGACGACGGGCGTCCGGGCCGCGGTTCGCTCGGCCCTGGTCAACAACGTCGCGAACTACTTCCTCCAGAATCTCGGCGGGGCCGACTCGGACTTCGGCGCGGGCGACATCCACGTCAACGACAACACCTACGTCAAGTTCGGCGGGGCGATCACCGACGGGGATCTCTGGCTCGGCTGGAACACGAGCCAGGCCGCGCTCCTCTTCTCGACCTTCGCCGGCGTCGGCGCGAACCCGCTCTACTTGCGACCGACGTCGAACGACGAGTGGGTCTTCCAGCACAACAACGGCGGGACGCAGGACATCGGGATCGGCTTCAACGTCAACGCGGTCACGTTCGGCGTCACGCTCCCGACCCCGAACTCGAACAACTGGTTCGTCCAGTTCGCCGGCCCGAACAATCGCCAGGTCCAGATCGGCGGCGAGTATTCCGACGTCTTGTGGACGGCCTCCGGCTCGATCGACGTCAACGGCCAGACGGTCTCGGACCTCCAGGCCTTCAAGATCAACTCGCCCGCGGTCATCCTCAACGGCGGAACGATCGACGACATCTCGAACCTCTTCGTCCAGTCAATGCCCTCCTTCGGCGCTACCAGGACCCAGGCCCTCCGCGTCCTGGGTCGCGGTAGAATCGACGGCCACATCAACCAGGGAAGCAACGCCCCGGCCCAGATCACGGCCAGCCAGAACAACTACCAGCTCGCCGCGAACAACAACCAGCGAGGCGTCGCGCTCCTGGACTCCGACGACAACTACAACATCACGGGGATCGACTCGAGCTTCGGCTTCGGCCAGGGCGGCGACCTCATCAAGCTCGTCAACGTCGGCTCGTTCAACCTCACGCTCACGCATGAGGACGGCGCGAGCCTGGCGGCGAATCGGTTCCTCCGGGCGAACGCGCTCGACTTCGTTCTCGCCCCTGGCGACACGGTCGAGATCTGGAAGGACGACACGGCGACCGATCGCTGGCGGATCCTCGAGACGATCTCGACGGGCGCGGGCTTGTTGTCCGGTCCCTGGGCGTTCTCGACGTCGACCGGCGCGGCGGATCCTGGGAACGGCCGGCTCCGCTACGACAACGCGACGCCGGCGAGCGTCACGAACCTCTACATCGACCAGCTCACCGACAACGGCGGCGACGCCCAGAACATCCTCTCGGCCCTGGCGAACGGGGACCAGCTCTACATCCAGGACCAGCGAGACGCGACGAACTTCCTCGTCTTCGACATCACGAGCGTCACAGATAACACCGGCTGGTTTACTATCGCGGGAACGGTCAACGCCTCGGGCGGACTACCCGCGAACAATCGAGTCCTCACGGTCTCGGCGCGCTTCGCATAGGAGAAGACGAACATGACAACGACATCGCGCGACGCTTACCAGGCCGGGATCGACGCCGTCGTGGCGGACAACGCCCTCACGCGCGGCGGCTTCATCGACGAGATCCAGGCGACGATCGACGGGATCGACAACACCGAGGGCGGGGCCTGGGTCGACGCGATCGCGGCCGAGTTCAATCGGCTCGGGATCATCAACAACCCGACCTACTCGAGCCTCCGCGGGAACATCGTCGCGGACCCCGTCGCCCACGCCGAGCTCTTCGACACGCTCTCGACCCTGGGCCGGATGGCCGAGACCCACGTCGTCGACCTCCACGCCGAGCTCATGACGCTCCGCGGGGATCGGGACGAGACGAACAACGCGCTCGACCGCCTCGACATTCTCATCGCCGCCGAACCAGCCGGGCCGACCCGGAAGCTCGTCGTCGATGTCCTCCGCCAGGGGAAGAACTCCCTCCGCGGCAACAAGGCCGAGATCCGCCAGCGGATCCAACAACTCACCGGAGACCCCGACGCATGAGCGACCCCGCAGAACTGAAACAACCAGACGCCGAACTCGTCCAGAAGATGAGCCAGCCGATCGACACGTCCGCGACCTACGAGATCTCGGGCCAGGCGATCGTCGGGATCATGCAACTCGTCGACGAGGTCCCGATGAAATACGCCCGCGCGCTCCTTCCGGCGATCGTAGGATCCCTGGAGAAGGTCGAGAAGTAGATGGACATCTTCGCGACAGTCTTCGCCGCCGGCGTTCCCCAGAACGGGCTCACCGACGACCCGGAGATCCAGATCACCGACGACACCGGGACGATCGTCCAGGCCTTCGTCGCGATGACGGACCTCACCCAGGACGGGAAGCATCTCTTCGCCTACACGATCCCGGACGTCGCCAGGTCCTACACGTTCCTCGTCGACGCGGATCCGCTCGTCTCGGGCCAGGTCCCGGCCTCGGACCGCTACTACTTCGGGAGCTTCTCGGGCGAGGCGGACATCATCGCCGTCTCGACGGATCTCGCGAACCTGGACGTCGCCGTCTCGACCAGGGCGACGCCGGCGGACATCTCGGCCAGCGAGGCGACGGTCCTCGCGGCGATCGCGGCCTTGAACAACATCTCGATCGCGGACGTCCAGACGGCCCTCACGGCCCAGGGCTACACGACGATCCGGGCCGCCCTCCTGGACAACCTGGACGCGGCGATCTCGTCACGGAACGCCGTGACGCCTCTCGCGGCCGCTACCGACCAGGCCGAACACGACGCGACCCAGGCGGCCATCGCGGCCCAGGTCGTCCCGATGGACGCGGCAACCTCCCAGGCGGAACACGACGCGACCCAGGTCGGGATCGGCTTGAACCTGGCGGCGATCGGCGCGCTCAACGACATCTCGGTCGCGGACATCATGACCTTCGTCCTCGGATCCGGGAACACGGTCGACGCCGAGCTCTCCGGGATCCTGGCGCTCTCGAGCTTCATCGAAGGCGGCCGGGAGATCGACTTCGTCGGCGACGATGTCCTGGGCTGGCAACGAGTCGAGCGGAACATCGGCGGGACGATCATCCGCCGCTACGATCTCTTCGATGAGGCGGACGTCCGGATCAACGAGACGGTCGCGTCCTTCATCGGTCGCTCCGGGATGATCGCGAGGGAGACGATCTCGCCATGATGAGCCCGATCCCGAACAGCCTCGGCGCTGGCGCTTACAACGGGAGCTTCTTCCCTCACGGCGCGGTCACGTTCTCGAGCCGGTCCTTCCGCGTCATCATCCGCCAGGAGATCTGCGTCGATGGCCTGGTCGAGACCCAGGTCACGCTCGACGCGGTCGTCAACACCCAGGTCCTCCTCGACGCCGGCTTCGTGAACGCGATCCCGATCGCCGGCGAGGTCTCAACCTTCACGACGCTCACGGGCGAAGTCATCACGATCCAGGCCCTCGACGGTCTGGTCGAGGAGTGCTAGATCATGCCACTAGAACAGAACGTCGGCCTCTCGCCGCTCTACTTCTCCGGGGACGCCCTGGCGCTCCAGATCACGGTCCGGAACGGGGACTCGGTCGGCTCGCCCGTCCTGGATCTCACGCCGTTCACCGAGATCACCTGGGCGCTCGCGAAGAAGCAAGGCTCCGCCGTCCTGGTCTCGAAGACGCTCACGGGAGGCCCGACCCAGATCGACCCGGTCGACCTGGTCAACGGGAGGATCGACGTCCTCATCAACAACGCCGACACGGCCGCGCTCAAGGGCGCGTACTATCACGAGCTCCAACTGGAACCAGGACCGAACACGCCGCTCTTCGGATCCTTCACGATCCAGGCGGACTCGATCACACCATGAGGATCTCGAGATGGCATTGACGAAGGAAGACGGGACGATTGTCGCCGGCGCGAACTCATACGCGGACGCCGCCGACTCGATCGCCTACCAGACGGACCGAGGTCGCCAGGCCTGGCTCGACGCGACGACGGAGGTCCAGGAGGCCGCCCTGGTTCGCGCGACCGACTACATCGAGACCCGCTTCGGCCGGCGCTTCGTCGGGGAACCCCTGGGCGATGTCCAGGAGCTCGCCTGGCCGCGCCAGCTCGCCGTGTATCCACGAACGGGGAACGCCTTCCCGACGGACGAGGTCCCGGAGGACGTCCTCAACGCGACGATCCTCTACGCCGGCGAGATCATCGGCCCGGACGGCGATGACCTGGAGCTCATGACCGAGCTCGCCATCACGCCCGAGATCACGTCGAGCAACGTGAGAAGCAAGCGCGAGAAGGTCGACGTCCTCGAGGAGTCGACGCAATACTTCGAGGGCGGCGCGACGCTCCGGACGATCCAGCCCTTCCCGGAAGCCGATCGCCTCCTCCGGCCCTGGCTCCGCGGCGGCGGCCTGGGCGGCCTCACGGTTCGGGCGGCTTAGTCATGGCGCTCCAGGACACGGCCCTCCGCTTGATCGAGAAGTTCGGCGAGAATCGCCAGGTCTCGCTCCTCCAGCCGTCGGCAACGCCGGCGGATCCGGCGAAGCCGTTCGACGTGGATCCGACCGCGACCGAGTCCGGCGTCACGGCCCCGGCCGTCGTCGTCCCGATCCGGCGGAACCTGGTCGACGGGAACAACGTCCGCCAGGGCGACGAGACCGTTCTCATCGCCGGCCTCTCCCTGGGGACCACGGTCCCGACAACGGCCGACAAGATCCTCGACGAGGGCGTCGAGAAGAACGTCATGTCGATCGACCGGATCCGGCCAGGGAAGACCGACTTCCTCTGGAAGCTACAAGTGAGGGCTCCCTGATGGCGCGCAAGATCTACGACCCGCTCGAGATCTCCGTCACGCTCGAGAGGACGCTCTTCGAGGACGCGGCCGAGACGGCCTTCGCGATCCTTCGGAACCTGGTCATCGCCTCGCCCGTCGGCAACCCCGAGGACTGGCAGAACCCGGACTCGGCTCCGCCCGGCTACGTCGGCGGACACTTCCGGCGGAACTGGCTCGTCTCCCTGGGAAGCATCAACGGGACCGAGCTCGAGGGAGCCGATGAGCCGGCGGCGGCGACACTCGCGCGCGGCAAGGCCCAGATCGAGACCTGGGGCGCGACCGCGAGGGTCAACACCCAGCTCATCATCCAGAACAACGTCCCCTACGCCGAACGCCTGGCCCAGGGACACTCGGAGCAAGCGAAGCCGCCCTGGGTCCAGGACTCGATCGACATCGCGCTCCGGTTCCCAGGCGGGACGAGGGACTTGACCTAGTGGGCGCGTCGACCAGAACCCCGGCACAATTCCGCGACGCGGTTCGCTCCGCGTTCTCGACTCACTGGACGAACGCCGGCGAGGATCTCGCGATCGTCGGCTGGGACAACCTGGACTTCGACCCGGAGAACCAGGACGCCTACGTCTTCTTCGGCCTGGCTCACGCGACCGGATCCCAGGCTTCGCTCGGGACCGGGACCGACATCCAGATCCGGAGGATCGTCGTCGCGGCCGCCCAGATCTTCGTCCGAAAAAACACCGGCCAGGCGGAAGCCGATCGCCTCGCCGAGATCATCCTGGACTTCTTCGAGAGCTCGAAGATCGCCGGGATCCGCTTCAACGACCAGGGCCTCACCGAGGCCGGACGCTCGAATCAGTGGTTCGAGATCGTCGTCAACTGTCAGATCAGCTATGATTCGTTCCGGAACGTGTGAGGCGTCCCTTGACTAACCCAGGAGACCGCCATGTCAGACACTAACCGCGTCGGGCTTAGATTTTTCCAAAGCTCGCAACGGACCGCCCCTATCCCTGGCGGTCCCTTCAACCTCGACCAGCTCCGCTTCACCGGGACGCCGAACCTCGCGTTCGCTCCGACAACGATCACGAGCGAGGAGATCCGGCCCGACCGCCAGATCTCGGACCTCATCCTCGTCGGCGCGGAAGCCGGCGGCGACACCGGGATCGAGCTCTCGTTCCGCGCCTTCGATGCACTCATCGCCGGCGCGCTCTTCTCGACCTACACGAACCCCGTCCTCAAACAGGGGACCGGCGAGATCACCGCGTTCGGCGCGGGGACCGTTGACGTCGACGTCGGCGGCGACTTCATCGTCGGCCAGGTCACGCGGCTCGACGCCCTCCTCACCGGGGACGTCGGCGACGGGATCTTCGAGGTCACGAACATCGCCGTCAACACGCTCACGCTCAACCCGCTCGCCGGGACCGCGACGACCGCGATCCTCGGAACCGAGACGGCCGACGCGGACACGACGCTCCAGGTCACGGGCTTCGTCGCCCAGACGCCGGGCGACATCTCCGTCACCGTCACCGGCCCGAACACGGTCTTCCAGTTCCCCGCCGGCGCGCTCGATGACGCTATGGGGACCGGCGTCCCGCTCGCGATCGGGGCCTGGATGAAGTTCGCCGAGTTCACGACCGTCGGGAACAACGTCTGGACCAGGATCCGCGAGATCGACCTGGCCCTGGACACGATCACGGTCGACACTCAGACCGGGATGGCGACCGACGCGGCCGGGACCGAGAACGTCCAGGCCTTCTACGGCGGCCGGATCGAGAACGGCGCGGGCTCAGTAGCCGCGAACCAGTTCGCGGTCGAGAGGCGCTTCGAGGATCACACCCCGGTCACGCGCGAGCTCTTCCTCGGGATGGCGCTCAACAACTTCTCGATCAACCTCTCGCCCCAGGCGATCGCCGTCGGGTCCTTGACCTGGTTCGGCTTCAACTCGACCGTCTCGGACAACTCGGGCGGATCCTATCCGGAGCTCTACGCGACGCTCCCGGTCGACGTTCCGGCTCCCCAGTTCGACGTCTACAACACGAGCTCGGACATCGGCCGGCTCGGTCGAGGAGTGGATCCGATCGACGCCGCCGGCTTGAACTTCGTCCTCGAGGCGACGATCGAGATGAACAACAACCTCCGCCGCCAGCCCGCGGTCGGAGTGTTCGGCGCGAGCGGGATCGGCCTCGGCGAGTTCTCCGTGACGGGAACCTTGTCGACTTACTTCGACAACGATGAGATCCTTCAAGTGATTCTCGCGAACTCGGAGACGACGCTCGACCTCATCACCCAGGGAGGCGACGGTCGCTCGATGGTCTTCGACCTTCCGAGGATTAAATTCAGCGGCGGAGCGCCAGACGTCCCAGGCAAGAACCAGGACGTCACGATCCCCGGAACATACCAGGCGATTCTCGACGCGGATCTCGGCTACACGATGAGCGTCCAGAACGTGAGCTTCGCCCGGTAAACAACAACCGGGCCGAGAAGGCCCCAGGAGTGAAGACCGTGAGAGTCTACGAGGCCTTCGAGACATCGGAGAAACTAGCAAGCGAGGGGCGAGAGTGCGAGATCGAGTTCGGCGGGAAAGTGATCGCGAGGGTCTGGGTCCGTCCGGCGGATCCCGTCCTCAATGCCGACTATCGTCGCGAATTGGCGGAGCTCTCCGTCGGGCTCTTGAAGTCCGGCGAGATCAACGAGATCGACGAGGACACCGACCGGGCGCTTCTCTGGAAGGTCTACGGGCGGACCGTCGTCACGAAGATCACCTGGACGGATCCCCAGGACGCGAAGGATCCGAAGCTCCGCTTCCACTCGAACCTCAAGGCCGAGACCCGCGAGAAGAACTTCACGACGCTATGCCAGCGCGTCCCGAAGTTCTTCGAGGGGATCCAGCGCGTCGCGCGACAGTGGTCGCAATTTCGAGCGGCTCACGAAGAGGACGCGGCGGGAAACTAGCCGAAGTCCTCGATCACAATCTCCGGCTCGGGGACGCGGAGACCCAGGAGCGAGTCATCGCGGCCCACAAGGCGCGAGGCCTTACTCCGCCCGATCACCTGGTAGATCCGCCGGCCATCGAGTCGCGCTTCTTCATCTACTGGGAGGCCTTCCAGGATCTCCAGACCGAGCGCGTCCACGCTCGCGGGACGATCCCGATCACGAAGATCGTCGAATACGCGGACCGCTACCAGATCGACCCGGACACCTTGAAGCGGATCATCTGGAAGACGGACCGCGTCCTCCTGGATCACTGGAAGGGCGTCGACGAAGCCGCCCAGGCCTCGGCGAAGGCCGAAGCCGCGAACAAGCCGGCGCTCGCCGGCGGGAGTAGAGGAACATGACCGACCGCGTCATCCGAGTCGTCCTGGACGGCTCCGGGGTCCGCCGAGGAGCGGCCCGAACGAAGAAGGACCTCGACGGGATCGGCGCGAAGGCGAAGAACGTCCAGGGCCAGTTCAAGGCGGCGGCAAAGGCCGCGACGGCCTTCGCGGCGGCCCTGGCGATCCGTGAGATCGTCCAGCTCACGAACACCTACCAGACCCTCCAGAACCAGCTCCGCGTCGTCACCGACACCCAGGAGGAGCTCAACTTCGCGGCCGGCCGTCTCTTCGAGATCGCCCAGGACACGCGGACGCCTCTCGAGAGCGTCACCGAGCTCTACTCGAGGGCCTCGATCGCCGCCGGCGAGCTCGGGGCCTCCCAGGAGGAGCTCTTCAAGCTCACCGAGATCACGGGCCAGGCGCTCGCGGTCCAGGGATCCAGCGCGGCGGAATCCGCCGGCGCTCTTCGCCAGCTCTCCCAGTCGTTCGCCTCCGGCGTCGTCCGGGCCGAGGAGTTCAACTCGATCCTCGAGGGCGCGTTCCCTCTCGCCCAGGCGGCGGCCCGCGGCCTGGATGAGGCGGCCGGATCCGTCGGTCGTCTCCGGAACCTGGTCGTCGAGGGGAAGGTCTCCTCGGAGGAGTTCTTCCGCGCGATCCTGGAAGGCGGCGAGGGGATCGAGGAGCAATTCGCGAACACCGAGGTCACGATCTCCCAGGCCTTCACGACGATCAACAACTCGCTCATCTCGTTCGTCGGCCAGCTCTCCGAGACCTCCGGGGTCGGGGCCGGCCTGGCCGGGATCCTGGTCGACATCTCCGACTCGATCGACGACCTCGGGAAGGCGCTCTCCGGGACGCTCGAACCCCAGGACGAGGTCAACGGCGCGCTCGTGCTCTTCACGTCCGTCGCCCTGGTCGCGATCCGGATCATCGACGCCCTCGCGACCTCCCTCACGACGGTCCTCTCGACGGCGTTCAACTTCGTCGGCGAGACGATCGGCGCGTCGATCGCGGGGATCGAGCAATTCTTCCGCGGGAACTTCGACGTCGCCGGCGAGATCTTCGACGACCTGGATCGCCGCCAGTTCGACAACGTCGTCGGGAACTTCACCCAGCTCAAGGAGACGCTCGTCGGCGAGACCTCGGAGACGATCGAGGCCCTCGTCGAGCTCTGGAGCGCGGGCTCTCGCGACATCGCCTTCGCGGCTGGCGGCGGCGGCGGCGCGGAAGGCGGCGGCGGAATCATCGAGCCGCCCGTCTCGGCCGAGGATTTCCAGGAGGCCTCGGACGCCGTCCTCGACTTCATCTCGAACCTCGAGAACCAGGAAGAGGTCCTCCGGCTCCAGAAGGAACTCGGCGACGAAGCCGCGGGCGCGATCGCCATCTTCAAGGACGAGATCGCCCTGGCGGCCGCGGCCGAGCAGATCTTCGGCGAGCTCGCCCCGACCGAGGAAGTCATGGAACTCCGCGAGGCCTTCCTCCTCCTGGGCGGCGACGCCCTCGAGTCGATCCGGGCCTTCAACGAGGAGATCGAAGCCGGCAAGCTCAAGGAGTCCTTCGACGACCAGATCAAGGCCCTCGAGGACGAGATCCTTCTCCTCGGCGCGAACAACGAGGCGCTCGGGATCAACGCCGAGCTCCGAGCCCTGGCCGCCGGCGCTACGGTCGAACAAGCCGAAGCGATCGGCGCGCTCACCGAGGAGCTCCTCAACGAGACCGAGAAGCTCCGCAAACAGGAGGACACCCTCACGGGCTTCTTCGAGTCGGTCGGAGCATCGGCCCAGCGCGAGCTCTCGGGCCTCCTGGCGGATCCCCTGGCCGAAGGCCTGGACGAGCTCCCTCTCCGGTTCGCGAAGATCCTCCAACAACTCGCGGCGGACGCCCTGGCGGCGGAGATCTTCCAGATCCTCCAGTCGTTCGGCTCGAACAGTGGCGGCGGCGCTGGCGGCTTCCTCCAGTTCATCGGCGGGCTCTTCGGCGGCGGCTTCCAGGCCGGCGGCCAGGTATCCGGCGGCCGGCCGATCCTGGTCGGCGAACGAGGTCCGGAGATCTTCACGCCTCCAGGGGCGGGAGCGATCACGCCGAACGTCAACATCGCACAAGAAGCCCAGGCTCCGCCCGTCGTCAACGTGGTCAACGCCATCGACTCCTCGGAGATCACCGGGGCCTTCAATTCCGGGGAGGGCGACAAGGTCCTCCTCAATCGAATAAGCGCGAAGCGGACCTCGTTCCGGGCCGCGCTGGGAGTATAGGATGTCCTGGCTCGAACAAGCTCTAATAGCCGACGGCGTCACCGCCGACGGCCGGATCGTAGTCGGGGAGGTCCTCCGGGAGCTCGTCGAGAATCCGAACGTCCTCTCGCTCGACTCGGTCGGCGCGAACAACGGCTCGGGCTACGTCGTCGGCGAGACCTTCGACATCGTCGGCGGGACCGCGGTCTCGATCAACGGCGTCTCGATCGTCGCCCGCGGGGTCGTGGTTGCGATCGCCGGCGACGACGTCACCGAGGTCAAGATCACCTCCTGCGGGATCTACACGTCGCTCCCTGGGACGACCGACGTCGCCACGACGAACGCCTCGGGGATCGGCGACGATCTCCTCCAGGTCAATCTCACGACCCAGGCGGCCCAGTGGACGGCCGACCGGGACACCTTCGTCGACCTCACGACCGACTACGAGTGGATCGCCTCGAGCGTCAAGGCGACGAACGCCCCGACGATCGGGCTCGACATGATCCTCTCGGGCGCGAACGACGGCTTCCAGCTCATGACGGCGACCTCGTTCGACAACGGGAACACCTTCCTCACCCAGCCAGGAGCGCCGCCCGACAACGAGATGTTCATGGGCTGCCCGTCCGAGGATCCGATCCTCTACGCCTCGGTCACGGAGCGCCGGCTCAACTTCATGGTCACGGACGGGACCTTCAAGCAATACGGCGGCCTCGGCCTCTTCGTCCCGTTCACGAACTCGGACCTCAACTATCCCTTCCCGGCCGTTTGCTTCGGCCAGTCGCGCTCGATCCAGGCCTTCAACACGAGCCGGTCGACGACGAACTCGGGGATCGTCAACCTCAACTCGTACACGATCGCCGGCCAGCTCGGCCCGGTCCAGTATCGGGACAACTCGAGCCCGGCCTGGGAGGGGATCGCGCTCACGAACAACTCCGGCGCGGAGGACCAGGCGAGCCAGCTCTGGCCGATCTCCGGGTTCGGGATCGGCTCGAACTGGAGCTTCAACGACGCCCCGGTCCCGGCTGGATCCCTGGCCCCGGCCTCCGCGATGGATCCCTGGAGTCTCAACCCGAACCCAGGGGCCGGCGCGATGTCCGACCCCGAGTGGTTCCAGACGTCGGCCTCGACGCTCTTCCCCCAGGCCCCGGCCCCGATGGGACCAGGGAACCGGCTCGCCTTCCCGGCCCAGTGCTTCATCGTCGAGAACCAGCCCGGCGACGTGGAAGTGATCGGCCTCATCGACGGCTACTCGCAAGTCCACGGCCGCGGCCTGGACGCCTTCGACGAGCTCATCACGTTCGACGGCCGCCGCTACCTCACCTTCAACGACACGAACACCGCCGACATCTGGCGCTGGGTCGCGATGGAAAAACTATAGGAGCTCGACAAGATGCCATTCAGAACAGACACCGGAGGCTTCGAGCCAGGCGACGACGACATGGCCGACTTCATGAACGACATCGTCGCGCCGTTCCTCACCGACTCCTTCGTCTCGGGCGGGCTCAACTGGACGCAACAGACCCCGGTCGAGGGAGCGGGCGCTCATCCGAACTTCAACTACCTCTTCTCGAGGGGCGGAGTCGGGACCGAGGCCCCGCCGTTCTGGTTCCCGGCGACGACCGCGAAGACGCTCTTCATCTTCACGGGCGACGACGTCAACACCGGCCAGGAGACCTACGACCAGCCAGGGAACCCGATGAACTACCCGTCGGTCGCCTCCCAGCCCTACAACGACCCCGGCAACATCCAGGGCGTCGGCCATCAGATGCTCAACACGGTCGTCGGCCCTTACGACTCGTACTGGCTCTTCGGCGGCGCGTCGGCCGAGTATCTCCACGTCGTCCTCAAGGTCAACTCGCGCCAGTATCGACACTTTCACGTCGGGATGCTCACGCCGCTCCACCCGGATCTCTCGCCGCTCTCGCAATACACGACCGGCCATTGTTGGGCCTACCTGGACCCGGACGATCTTCCCGGCGCGGCCTTCACGACGAACTCGAACAACATCGAGCACCAGCCCTACAGCTCGAGCCACCGCCTCCCGTTCATGGCCGACAACAAGGACAACCTCCAGTTCTCGGGCGAGAACATGAGGAGCCGCGGCTTGTTGCTCTATATGCCAGGGATCGGCGCGCTCGGTTACGACTGGTACTTCAACTTGAGCATCCAGGGGAACGGCGACTCGGGCTCGAGGAAGCAACAGACGAGCGGCAACATGAGCACCCCAGGCGCAACGACGAAGGCGATCGGCGACGTCAACGCCGGCGACGACTCGGTCCTCTTCGGCGTCGCGAATTGCTCGGGCTACTCGAACGGGCTCGGCGCGAGTCTCTGGGCTTGCGAGCCGACCTTCACGGCGAACTCCGTCCCGCTCATCCCGATCTTCGTCGGCGCGACCGTCGACTTCGAGAGCGATCGACGCCTGGCCCCGGTCGCCCAGATCCCGGACGTCTTCCGCGTGAACATGAAGTCGCTCGACCCGGAGCAAGAGATCCTCGTCGGCTCGGACACCTACGTCGTCTTCCCTATGATGAACAAGGACAGCCAGAACACCCTCGACAACGAGGGCTACTCGGGATATGAGGGGCTCGCCTACAAGAAGATCACGGCCGACGCGAGCTAGTCATGGCGGACAAGGGCGCGTTCACTTTTGGGGTCCTGGAATACTCGCCAGGGAATCCCCAGTTCCCGGTCCTCCCGACCGGGCCGCTCCAGGGAACGATCGCGGACTTCGACGACGCGGCCTCGCTCACCTTCGAGCGGGCGACGGTCATCACGCTCGAGGAATACTCGGCTCCGGGGATCGGCTCGAACTTCGAGGCCTGGTACGTCGGGACGACCTGGGTCTCGCCGGTCCCGGTCGAGTTCGGCAACATCACCGCGACGAAGACCCGCGAGGTCACGCTCCACAACACGCAACGGTTCGCGGTCGATCTCACGGCGATCGACGTCTCGGCGATCCCAGGGCTCACGGTTCTCTCGCCGCCGCTCTCGGCTACGATCGAGGCCTACTCGTCCGTCATCGTCACCTTCCAGGTCACGACGACCGGCGACGCGGTCATCAACGACGACGTCATCTTCACGGTCAACGGGATCGACATCCCGGTCCTCTTCACCGGCCGCCGGCTCATCATCTTCGACACGCTCCCCCAGAAGCCGATCTCGGAGAAGATCACCTGGATCACCGACCGGATGATCTCGATCAACGGGACCGAGCAAGTCATGGAAGTCCGCCAGGTCCCGCGCTCCGAGATCAAGCTCCTCCAGCGATTCACGAACCAGGTCGAGCGGACCCGCCAGCTCAACGTCATCCACGCGGCCGGCTTCCTTCGCGTCGGGATCCAGCTCTGGTTCGAGGCCCGCGAGATCACCGCGCCGGCGACGGCGCTCGACACGGTCATCCAGATCTCGACCCTCGACATGGAGATCGCGGACGCGACCGAGATCTCGTTCGTCACGCCGGCGGGCGTCGCCTCGGAGGCGATCACCGTGAGCTCCTTCACGCCGACCCAGGTCACGCTCGAGTCGGCGATCGGGATCGAGCTCCCGCTCGGATCTCAAGGGATGCCGATCAAGTACGGCTTCTTGAGAGCCAGGGGCGCGACGTCGACCTTCGCGATCAACGCCGAGGATCTGACCCTCTCGTTCAATATCATCGAGTACCTCGACATCGGGGCGCTCAACATGGCCTACTTCGACACGCATCACATCGACGGCCTCCCGATCATCATCGAGCCGAGCTTCTTCGACGGCTCGAACCGCGCCGGCCAGCTCGCGCAACGCCTGGACGTCCTGGACAATCGTCCCGGCGACATCGCCAGCCGGCGGACCGAACCCCTCGCCCGGCCGCGGCTGCCCGTCCTGGTCCATTGTGAGAGCCTGGCCGACCAGTTCGCCTGGCGTCAATTCCTGTATTACATCCGCGGATCCTGGGGCTCGTTCTACGTCCCGACCGACTTCGAGGATCTCATCCTGGGCGTCGACTTCACCCTGGGCGGGAACACGATGTCGATCGTCAACGTCGGCCTCACCGAGGTCCCGATCTCCGCGCCTCGTCGGGATCTCAAGATCGTCATCTCCAGCGGCGCGTCCGCGGGGACCTACTACCGGAGGATCAACTCCGTCATCGACGCCGGCCCGACCGAGACCGTCACGCTCGACTCGGTCATCGCCGGCGCGGGGACCGTCCCGCTCGCGGACGTGAAGATCTCCTGGTTGTATCAGGTTAGACTCGAGGGCGACTCGGCGACCTTCCGACACCTTCGGCTCGGGATCTCCGAGCTCCGCTTCCAGACCTCCGGAGTGATTACGACATGACGTTCGACGCCTTTGAAACTGGAGACGGCTCCCCGATCGAGCTCCTCACCTTCTCGAACGGCTTCGAGAACTTCTTCTACTCGAACACGATCGCCCCGATCTCGATCGGCGCGACGACCTACGAGCCGCTCGCCTACACGCGGAGCGCCTGGTCACAATCGAAGGATCAAGACGACAATAATGTCCGGATGACCGCGCCGAACGACTGGCCGGTCGCGGTCCTCTACCAGGGCCGGCTCACGTCGAACGTCACGACGGCGACGATCCAGCGATTCCACGCGGACGACCCGGCCGAGGAGGTCCAGATCGCCTGGAAGGGCCAGATCGTCTCCCTCGAGTATTCGGGCGACAACGTGGAGCTCCTCCTGGAGCCGATCACGAAGGGAACCGAGACGACGCCGCGCGACACGTTCTCGTTCCAGTGCAACGCCTTCCTCTTCGAGTCGCCAGGATGCAATCTCGCCCAGGACGACTTCCGGTTCCTGGCGACCGCCAGCGCGATCTCCCCAGACGGTCTCGAGATCACGTTCCCGAACCTCCGCCTCGAGGCCGTCACGATCGACTCCGTCCAGGGCGGCCCGCCTGGATCCTTGACGTCCGCCGAGCTCGACACCTACTTCCAGGGCGGCTACATCAAGACCGGGGCCGGCGAGGTCCGCGACATCATCGAGGGCGACGTCGGCGGGGATCCCGACACGGTCCGGATCCCGATCCCGTTCCGCGACTTCACGGCCGGCCAGGGCGCGACCGTCTTCGCCGGCTGCCGGCTCACCCTGGACATCTGCCAGCGCAAGTTCAACAACGCGATCAACTTCCAGGGCTACGCCTACATCCCGATCATCGACCCGGCGAACACCGAGCTCCCGAAGGGCTCGAGGAAGTCGGTCAACCCGTTCGCGGGGCCTGGGTAGATGATCTGGCCCCAGCTCATCATGTGGGTCGTCTCGTTCCTCCTCACGGACTACTTCCGCGAGAGGCTCCCCTCGCAGACCCCGAGCGGGATCGGCGACTTCAACATCCCGACCGCGACCGAGGGCCGGCCCGTTCCGATCATCACCGGCGGAACGGTCCGTTGTGACGCTCCGAACTGTATCTGGTACGGCGACTTCGTCGCGGTCGAGCGGACCACGACGACCGGGATCGTCTTCAAGCGCGACGAGGTCATCGGCTACACCTACGAGCTCTCGATGCAATACGCGCTATTCAAGGGCGAGAGCGTCGGGATCACGGCGATCTACATCGGCGACGAGAAGGTCTTCGACATGGACACCGAGGCCGGCGGGATCCCCCAGGAGTTCTGGGACGTCGACAAGCCCGACCTCTTCGGCGGCAAGGACCAGGGCGGCGGCTTCCTGGGCCGCGTCCGGCTCCACAAGGGAAGCGAGACCCAGGCGGTCTCGGCCTTCCTGGCGACTCACCCCGACCTGGATCCGCTCCCGGCCTATCGCGGGCTCTCCTACATCGTCATCACGAACCTCGAGACGACGGTCCTCAACGGCTGGGTCTTCGAGACCGTCCCGGCGGAGACGAAGGGCGCGAACTTCGGCGAGGCGAACCAGATCCGCTACGTCCGCGTCGAGGTCCAGACCTTCGACGACCTGGC